AGCGTGAGCGGCGTGACGCTCGCTACGCTGCCGGCCTGTGCGTTATTTGTGGCAAGCGACCGCCGAGAGACAACCGCCGGACCTGTGCGCTGTGCAGCAGCAAGCGCACAGCCGCACAGCAGAAACAGGCGGAAAAGTGACAACAGCACTCCGGTGCTGTGACGGGCGGCAGCAGCTGCCCGAGAAACAACCTCCAAAATAATTTTGCGCAGGGCACGGCGGGAGCGGAACACCGCCGCGTCCGTCAGAGCACCG